AATTTAAAATTCATTTATAATAAATAAAAATTATATACTATGTAATATTTAATTTTTATATATACCATATAAAAATTAAAATAATAAATATACAATGTCAGATAAATTTTATAAGTTTTTAGAGTATATGACTATTGGATCATCACTACATGATGAATTTGGTAATTTTATATACGCTAATCCAATATTTTGCAAAACATTTAAAACATCAATTCAAGATGTCATATCAAATAAATTCAACGAAAAGATATTTAATGTAAAGTTAGATAATTCTGATTTTACATTAAATTGGATAAACACAAATTATAAAACAATAAGCAACAAAATAATTAAAATAGTATCTGATGATATCAAATGGATAAAAATGGATAGTATAAAAATTAAAAATGGAAATGAATATTATGCTATATTATATGATGATATTACAGATAGTATGAATCATACATATTTATATGATGAAATATTTAACAATATAGATACTGGTATAATGATATTAGATAATATTAAAGGTGATTTTTATTTAAAGAAGATAAATCCTTATGGTAAATCCATATGTAATCTAAATAATATTGATATTAATAAAAATATAAAAGAATTAAATTTACCATTATTGAATGGGGTTAGTTTATATGATCATATAAATAATGTAATATTGAATAATAAACCAATTAGTTTAAAGTTTGCAAAATGTGTAAGAAACAAAAAACATACAGATGAATGGATAACATTATCTATACACAAAACGGAAGGTAATAAAATTATAGTATTATTCCACGATGTTACAGATATCATAAATTATAAAAATATAATAGAAGAGCAAAATAAATTAAAAAGTGTATTTTTATCAAATATGTCACATGAAATAAGAAGTCCAATTAACGCCATAGTTGGTTTCATTGACATTTTAGAAACGTCAAATGATAAAAAAGAAATAGATAAAAGTATAAATATAATAAAAAGTAGTAGTCAATCATTAATAAAACTATTAGATGATGTTTCTGATATGTCCAAAATAGAAGCAGGTAAAATATCGATAAATAAAAGCAATTTCGATGTAAATATGGTAATAGATGAATTATGTGAAATAAATAGAATTAAACTTAGTAAAGATGTTAAATTAATATGTGATACAAATATTAATAAAGAATTAATAATATTAAGTGATGAATATAGATTTAAACAAATATTAACAAATTTGATAAATAATTCAATTAAATTTACTAAAAAAGGACATATTAAATTGGGTTATTATTTAAATAATGGGTATATAACATTTTATATTAAAGATACAGGAATAGGTGTATCTGATGATAATAAAAAATTGATATTTAAACGTTATCACAAAGCAGTAGAATCAAAAGTAGGTACTGGAATTGGATTATCTATAACTAAACAATTAGTTAATTTATTAGGTGGTGATATTTGGTTTAAATCTAAAATAGGAGAAGGTAGTACATTTTATTTTAAATTACCATATAAAGAAATAAACAGTAAAAAAACAATAACTTCACCGATTTCCAATTTTAATAATTTAGATTTAACTGGTAAAAAAATACTACTAGTAGAAGATATTGATTTTAATATTAAATTAATTTTATCATACTTAGAACCAACAAATGCTAATATAATTATATCCACTTCTGGTAATGATGCATTATTAAAATATAATGAACATAAAAATGATTTATCATTGATATTAATGGATATACAATTACCTGAAATGGATGGTACTGAAGTAACACAAATAATAAGAACAATAGATACTGATATACCAATAATAGCACAAACTGCATATGCAATAAAAGAAGAAATTGATGATATATTAGAATATGGATTTAATGATCTTATAAAAAAACCAATAATAAGAAATGATTTACTAAAATCAATATCTAAATTTATTTGATTTTTTTTCTTAAATTATTTAATTTAAATGCTAGTACATATCCCTTATGTTTACCTGTTATAGATAGATTATATTTTATACCATATGTTTTATCTTCTAAAATCTGCATATTCTTTACATTATCGTAATATAAAACATATGCAACATTACCTGTATTATCAACTGCTTCTTCACCCCATGCATAATTTGATGGTCTTTCGGATAATTTCATTACCCTCCACTTCAATAAATTTGATGTAGTATTTTCTAAAAGTGAAAACATATTAAAAATAATTTTATTTTATATATAAAATTATTTTTTTGGTTTTAAAAACATTGTCATTTTATTACCTTCTAAATATGGCATTTTTTCAACAATTGCAATATCAGATAATTCATCGGCTAATTTTAATAATAATATTTGACCTCTATCTTTATGTGTTATTTCCCTACCCTTAAAAAAAACATAAGATCTAACTCTATCACCATTTTTTATGAAATTTATAATATGATTTTTCTTAAAGTTAAAATCATGTTCATCTGTATTTGGAGTAAATCTCATTTCTTTTAAATCTACTCTATTTGATTTATTATTTTTTTCTATTTCTTTTTGTTTTTTCTTTTTATTATAAATAAATTTATTATAATCTTCAATTTTACAAACAGGTGGATCACTTTTTGGATTTATTTCAATTAAATCTAAACTCAAATCATTCGATATTTTTATAGCTTCATTTATACTATAAACTCCTTGTTCTACATTATCACCAACTAACCTAACTGTTGATACTCTTATTTCATTATTAATTCTATTGTTAAAATCTTTGTCCTTTTTCATTTATTTTATTTTTTAATTTATTTATTTTTTCTCTTCTATATATCACATTTGGTATAGTAGTGTATGCAATTGCATCTATTAAATCTATGTCACCTTTATTAGATATATATAAATTACCATCAATTAAAATATCCTTAGTACCAGATAAATATAATTTATTTAAATAATTATCATTTATAAAAAATCTAATATCATTATTTGTATATATATTACCTGATACATAAAAATTATATATGAAATTACCACTTAAGTTTAAATCATTTAAATTTTTAATTTTTTTAATATCATAAAATCCATATATATTTTTTTCTGATATTAATTTATTCACTATTATATCTTTAATTACAAAGTTATTCATTATGTAATTTATTTATAATTTTTTCTATCTTTAATCGTCTTTTTTCTAAAAAATTATCAATATTAACGACATTATATCTATTTTTAATCATCTTTTTACATACATAATTATTATCAGATATATCTTGTGTCGATTCTTTTAAAATATAAGGTGCATATATGTATCCTTTTTCCATATTATATAGCAATTGGTACATTTTTCCAATTTGATTGTGGATGATAATTTAAAATTTCAAAATCTTCAAATTTAAAATCATATATACTTTTAATATTTGAATTAATTTTTAAAACTGGTAATTCTATTGGATTTCTTTGTAATTGTTTATTAACATATTCTAAATGGTTTATGTATAAATGAGTATCTCCTAAATTACATATTAATTCACCTACTTCATGGTTTGTTACTTGTGATAACATATGTGTTAAAAAAGCATAAGATGCAATATTAAAAGGAAGACCAAGAAATGTATCAACCGATCTTTGATTCCACATCAACGATAACTTCCTTTTAGGAAAATTATTTTCATCTAAAATATCAATGATTGGTCTATTATCATTATTTGTATATTTATTATTTTTTATAAATCTACTCCATCTTTCTTCTTCTGACATTAATTCACTATAACATTGAAACCCATAATGACATGGGGGCAAATTCATTTCATGTAATTGACCTGGATTCCAAGCAGAAACCATCAATCGTCTTGAATCTGGATTATTTATTAAATCATCAATTAAATTATTAATTTGATTGATATTATCTGTAACTCTAACATTATCTATGTATTTGGTTCTATCCCAATTAGTCCATTGATACCCATAAATTTTTCCTAAATCACCATTTTCATTTGCCCATTCATCCCAAATTGTAACACCATTATCATTTAAATATTTAATGTTAGTATCACCCTTTAAAAACCAAAATAATTCATATAACACTGATTTTATATGTATTTTTTTTGTTGTTAATAAAGGAAATCCTTCATTTAAATCAAATCGTAACTGTCTACCAAATACAGATATTGTACCAGTACCAGTTCTATCTTCTTTTTTTACACCATTTTCTTTAATATCTTTTAATAAATTTAAATATTGTTTCATTTAATAAGAATTTTTTAATTTATAGTTTATCGTTTAAAATAAGTTTATATATACTATATGAAAACTGTTAGAATACCATATAAAAAATATAATAATATTCTTTTTGTAAAAAAGATAGATTATAATATTAAAATAAAATATAAAAAAATAACATATTTATATGAAATATATAGTAATAATGAAGAAATAAAAGAAATAAAACACAATAAAAATTATCCATCTATAATTGAATATAATAACAATAAAATAAATAAAATTGAATATTGGGTACATGGTAAATTACATAGAGAACTTGGTCCGAGTATAATTTATTTAGATAATAAACATAAAATTACTAAAGAAGAATGGTATAAAAATGGAATAAAATTAGATGAAAATGAAATTAATAGTATTAAGAAAATAATAGATAGAAAATTAAAAATGATAAAAGTTATACTTAAAATGAAATCTAAAAAATAATATATAAATTATGAAAAAGTACAATGAATTTAAAAAAATTAATGAATATAATACAACGATAATTGATGATACATGGCATATTTCAATACCACATAAACAATTTCAAATAAAAGTACCTATTGAATTAATAGATAATATTATTAAAAATTTAAAAGAAAAAACCGGTAAAAATTATAGACAATTATGGTCAGATAAAGAATTAATTGAAGAAATTTTTGATAATTATATTAGTAATAAACTAGAAAAAGTACTGGGAAAAGTAAATGATGAATTATTAAATTATGATAATATTTTAATTGATGAATTATCTAAAATTTTTATTTAATAATTCCCTAAACCATCCCCAATAAATTTTCTAATTCTAAAAAATATATTTTATCTAAATTATCATTTGAAAAATATTGATCTAAATCAAACATTTCATAAATAGGTTTTTTAAATTTCTGTGATAATATATTAAAATCTTTAATTTCTTTACTTAATTTCTTTGCCATTTCTTTTCTATTCCCTTTATGTTTCTTTAATAAATTAATAAAAAACTTATTCCATAAAAATACTTTATGTCCATTTTTTAACATCTTTTGAGATTTATTAAATCCTGCTTTATCATTATCATATACAAATCTTAAACTAATACCATCTTCATTTAATAAGAATCCAATGTCGGTATTAACTCCAATTTGTCCAATAGAATTAGGTACTGATAAACTATCAATATATCCTTCAAACATATTTACATCTCTTGTAAAATCAACATTAAATATATTAAAAAAATGGGATAATTTATCATAAGATATTCTTTCTTGTTCATCTAAATCACCTTCCGGATACATCATATCATAGATATAAGAAAAATCCATGATTTTAAAATACCTCTTATCTCCATCTAATAAATTTCTAACTTGCATTGATATAACCTTATCACCCATTCTATTTAAAAAAACCATAACAGGTTGACTCCATTTAGCACTAAAATGATAAACCCCTTCATATATATCCCTAGTAAATTTAATGTTTCTTACATTTCTAACATACATATCAATTCCACTATTTTTAACTAAAGGTTTCAAATCAGTTAAATTTCTAGTCTTATCCCTTTTAAAAAAATCACACAATTCATTGATATCAAATAACTTATCCAATGACTTAATGGTAAGTGTATCAGATGATTGAAATTGTATATTACTTTCTATATACTGATACATTTGTATCTTTTTTTCAATATCCATCTGTATATTAAAAGTACTTAATAATTTAGTAAAAGATCTACTACACGTTTCTTCATTGAAACATATATACATCATATTTTTAAAATACAAATTACCTCTTTTTTTAGAAGCAACCTTTTGAGAATCACCACATATTGGACAAGAAAAATTTAATCTATCAGGATACACTCTTATTTTTCTCTTATTTGGAGACTGATTTGTATCTAAAATAGATTGAACTAATCTTTGTATATAATCCTTATCTAAAGACGAATCACCTAAACCATTTAACTTCATAATTAAAATATTTATATTTATAAATAAATAATTAAAAAAAGTTTGAAAATAGGAGAAAAAAGAATAAATTTGTAATATAATATATATTATATCATAATCTTGCACCTTTTTTGTAAATCATTGTATATGAATAATGTTTTAAATATAAAAATTTTGTCTGGTATACCTGCAAGTGGTAAATCTACTTGGGCAAAGAATTATATTTTAAATAATAAAAATACAGTAAGGATAAATAGAGATGATTTAAGATTTACATTATTTAACGGTGTGTTTACAGATGGTAATGAAAGTTTTGTTAATAAGTCTAAATTATCATTAATTAAAACATCATTGGAATTTGATAGAAATTTAATATTAGATGATACTCATTGTTATAATGATTATTTAGTTTTTTTAATAGATTATATAAGGGATTTATCTATTGAATTAAATAAAGGTATATTTATTGAATTATTGGACTTTAATGTTGATATTAATATATGTATAGAAAGAAATTCTAAAAGGGATAAAATATTAAATAATAATATTTTATATCATATGTATAAATCGAAAAAAGAAATTATAATAGAAAAATTAAATATTGATAAATATATTAAGATGTCCGATACTGGTCATTAGATTCTTAGAAAGATGTCCGATACTGGTCAATTTATATATTTTTGGATTGTCTTGGGGTGATGTTAGTGTTTTTAATAGATATGGTACACATGAAATTATATTAGGATTTAAATTTGGTGATAATTCTAGACGATATAGGTGGATAAATAGATTTTAATATTTATTTTCATAAATATATTTTTATATATACATTAAAAATATTTAATATTTTATGTCAAATAAGATAACAGGAAAACAATTCAATGATAAATCAATTTCACAAAAAAATATTAATATATCTGATTCTAGTGTTATAAATAAAAATAGCGCTACAAGTAAAGAATATGTTGATAAAAAAGTCAGAGATATATTAAATTTATATAATTCTAAATTGAATTTAAATATGGGTGCTAATGTGGCATCTTATAATCAATTGGCATGTGATTATCCGATAACAGAATTTCCAATTGGTAGTGTAATTGTTAAAGTTAATGGTGTTAAAGTTAAAGTTGGAGAAGGTTATGATTGTTATTTTTCGCCAGATGGGAGTTTAGTAAGATATAAAGGAAATGCAAAAAAAGGTGATTATTTATATTGGTCATCTACTGATTATGACATTGATACAGAAGATGAAATTGATTTTAGTTATATTGTTGGATATGATTATATTACTGCAAATGAAAATGATGTAGTAGAGTTAAATAGTGTTTATAATTCTATTGTAGTTAAATATATCGGTAATGATAATACTACAATGACTTTAAATATCAATGATACTGATATATTAGTAGGTAATGAAGGTGGATATTTTATTTGGGATAAAGGTGGTGAAAATGAATATATTTTTAATGATATAAACGAACATATAATTACTGATGTTTCTGGTGTTACTTATACTGTTTGGTTTGATGGTTTTGGATCAATTATATTTAGTGTCAAAAAAGGTATCGCGATATTAGATGATGTTAAATATGGTTATCTATATAATTATGAAGTAATAGAAAATGAAAATATGTTGATTTCTAGTGATGGATTATTAGATGATTGGAGAATATCAACTAGTAGTGACTGGGATAATCTATCTTCATCATTAACAAATTATCCTAATATTGATATTGATAATGTTGCAAGATATTTAAAGAGTAAAAGAATTGAGCCATTACCAGAACCTAGATGGGATTATTATAGTGAATTATATTTATCAATAGGTACATTTAATTTTAATGCGTTACCGGGTAAAATTAGATTATCTGATGGAACATTTAATAATGATAGTGCAGGTAATTGGTGGACAACTAATGACATAGGTGGTGGTAGTTCTGAATCAAGAAGGATGAGATACGATAGTAATAAATTAAATTATTCATCAAATAATAAAAAATCAGGATTATCATTAAGATTAGTTAGACCTTTAAAATCAAATGAATACTTTTTACCTGATGGTACAGGTTATCCAGATATACCATTATATAAAGGAAATGATGGTAGATTATATAATGTTATAAAAATGGGTAATCTTATTTGGTTATCTACTAATTTATCAGAAACTAAATGGAATAATAATAATGATATATATGTTGAAACTGGTTCAACAATATGGGCAAAAGGTGGTATAGATGATGTTAATGATTGGTATTTACCTAGTATAGTGGAATTAGAAAGAATATATACTAACTTAAATAATAATGAATATGCTAATTTTAGTTATTGTAGTTCATCTGAAAATTCGTCTACTGAATATTTTGCATTAAATTTCGATGGTGGTACAAGGGAAATTTTTAGTAAGGATTATACAACATTTTTTATAATAATTAGAGATTTTGTGACTGGTAATACCTATAATATAGGTGATGTTGGTCCTACTGATGGTTGGATATTTGAAAAAGTGGATTTAGGATCAGGTAATTATAAATATTATGAATCATCAAATATGTTATTAAATGCATCAGATGAATGGAGTAATGTTATTGATAGTTTAGCAAACACTAGTCAATTATTTGGTGAAGGTAAAAATAATACATCACTTATAATAAACCAATCTGGTCATATTGATAGTTTAGCAAATATATCTGATAATTATATTTATACTATACCATATCCAATGATGTGTGCATTTGATAATAATGAAAATTTAGTATAATTATAATAATTTTTTATTATTTGCGTATTTTTTAAACATGTGTTTAATATCAAGTGGTAAATCTACCCATCTTTTATTTATCATAGAAAATGGTAAACCATTTATATCTAAAAATTTGACAATATCATCTTCATTTAACATTTCCCATAGTGATGATATTTCAGATTCTTCGTGTTCATCTGATTTTATTATATCATTTTCGTATAAAAATACTTGGAATAATTCTTTAATATCATTGGGTAAATTTTGCCATGATTTTTTAGATATTTTATCATCTAGGTCATTTGATTTAATAAAATTATTCATTAATTCAATTGATAATTCATCCCATATTATGTTTAATTTGCCGTCATTAATTTCATCATCTGACCAATTACTAAAATCCATACCAATTTCATCAAAAAATTCATTATCTTTTCTTGGATCGTATTGATATGTATTTTTTAAATCTTTAGTTTTATTTATTTCTTTTTCGTATTTATTCTTATCACTAGTGTAATAATTATTTAGGTAATCTAATTCCAATTTAGTTAATGATTCTTTACCTTTATCTGATATTTTATCTAAAATATCATCTAATATTTTATTTTCATATAATTTTAAATATTTCATTTTATTTTATTATTTTTATTCATAATATTTATGATAATTCTTCTTCTATATATTTTATACAATAGTTGAGAGTTTCGTTTGAAATATGTTTTAATATAATTGGTTTACTTATCAATAATTTAATAATATATGGTGATTTTCCTAAAAATTTGTATATTACAAAATCACTAAAATCTTTATCTATAATTTTTAAAAATTTTTTATTATTAAATAATTTATTTAAAATATTTATATTTTCATTTTTTGCAGCATCATAAAAACCATCAACTAATGCATCATCTGATATTTTTTTATTTATTGTTTCATCAAATAAAGTTTCTATATCATATTTACATGATATTTTAAATTTTTGAATATCTGTTAAATTATCTATGGGTTTGGGTTTTAAAAGATGTCTAATTGATTCATTTGTTTTATTAGTATCTATAAGTCTTTCATAATCTTTAACTTTAAATTTTGGTAAACTATTTTTAACTCTATCGTCATTTAATAATAACTCTACCAATTCTACATTATTTTCAATATAAGCATACTCAATACTTGCATTATTATAAATAGTTGGATCTAAATTCGTATTATCAAGTAAATATTTAACTATATCTATATAATTACCAATAGACGCGAAATAAATCACAAAATCATATCCTTCATCATCTATATTAATTTTATCAATTTCCAATACTTCTTTCACTAAAGATAAAATACCATATTGACAACCATATGCAAATTTTTCTAACGGATCAAATTTATTTTTTTTTAATATGTCATTTAAATCTTTACCTTTTAATAAATGTCTTATTGATTCGTTATTTTTACTGTATTGGTTTAGTAATTTTATTATATCATTTCTTTTATAAAAATTAGCAGCGACATAACAATCATCATTTATTTTTGCACCATTATCTAATAATAATTCTATTATTTTTATATCATTATTTTTAGATATTGAACATTCTAAGATATTAGATGTTGTTTTAATTTTTGGTGATCTTATAAATAATTTTTCTTTTAAATTATTAATATTAAAACCATTTTGTATAGCATACTTTATTAATCCAAATCTATTAAAATGTAATCCTTGTTTTACCATATACATTAAACTATGATCAATTTTAATATAATTTACTAATTCATCATCTGTAAAATATTCATGTAAATTGTATTTAACAATTGAATCATAATTTATATTATTCTTAATATCCTTTAAATCTTTACTTTTTAAAAGATTTCTAATTGATTCATTTTTATTAAAATAATATTTAATATTTTTGTTATAAAAATCTTCCGATAAATATTTTTTAGCTCTATAATCATTTAAAAATAATTGAATTAATTCTATATCATTGTCTTCAACAGCTATCTGAAATGCACTTTTTATTACATTTTCAAAAAATTCGACTTTAGTGGAATGAAATGGATTTACTTTTGGGTGTTTTAATAATTCTTTAACCATATCGATATTACTATATGTTGTAGCGTGTCTAATACACCTATCATTACCATCAGATGGATCAACTCTATTATCTTTTAATAAAAATTTAACAACACCAATACTATCATTAACTACAGATATTGTAATTGGATAATTATAATTATCTGATGGATCTGCTCCTTCTTCTAATGCCATTTTAACTAACCACAATTGATCATATTCACATCCCTTTTCTAACTTTTGTTGAGGATTTAAATTATCTAGTTTTTTATTTATTTCTTCCTCGTTTTTAGGTTTTAAAAGATGTCTTATAGATTCATTACAAAGGTTACTTTGTTCACTATATGGTTTTAAATACTTCATTATTAAGTCGTTATAATTTTACCTGAATATATGAATAACATAAAACTTGTCATTATTTTATCTCTTGTAAAGAGTTCGCTAAGTTCCATTATATCTAATCTTTCATCAAAATATTTTGAATATTCATCTTCGAATTCAATTATGAATTGGTCTAGTATTGTTAATGAATTTGGACCTTCTAATGGGTTTTCTAGACCAGATATCATCATTTTATTTTCGATTTCTACTTGTTTAACTTTATCTACGATTTCGTCTTTTGCTTCTTTGTATTTATATCCAACAATTCTTTTAAGTATACTATTAAAATTTTTAAGAAAATCAGATTTGAAATTATCAGTGAAATCGTTAAATTCTTTTTCTTTTTTATCTAATTTTCTATATTGTTGAGTTTTTATCGAAAAATCATCATTTAAATGATATAATAAAACAGATGAATCTATTCTACTTATAAAATGTGATTTAGATACTTTTTGTCTAGGTAGTTTATTATATCCTCCTCCCCAATCATCATCTTCTTTCATAATATAAGAATCAATAAAATATTTATTATCATAAAAAATAAAAACAGATATTGTGTCTAATTCTATTTGTAAGAATAGTGTTTTCTTTTTTTCATTTAATTTATCTATAGCATCTTTTTTTAATGATATTTTATTCCATTTTGCATCAGATGGTATAGCTAAATCTTTTTGGATTGGTTTCATTACTTCTTTAGGTATACCAAGTACACTTAAACTACTTCTTTCAAGTAAAAGATATTCTTTTAGTGTCGTTATCATATTTTCTCTTATTATTTTTCCCTTTGGGTTATAATTTGGATTATTATTAACTGGTATTAAACATTTATAATACCAAGAGTAAGGGAAAAAATTTATATCATCTTTTAATGTGACTACAACATCATCATCATTTGATATATCATAATTTGGTATTATATCACCTTTAGTATATCTATATTCTTCACCTAATGTAGTAACTTTATATATTTCATATGTATTTCCTAACATATCGATCATAGTGTCTACAATATCGTTAAAAAATTTATTGGCATTTTTTTTAATTTTAACTTTATTTCCAACCTTAAATAAACTTCTTTGTAATTCTGTCGGTATATCATAATCTGTTATCGATTCTAATAATCTTTTTGGTTTTTGTTTTTTGTTATAATCTGGATTACTTTTACCCATAAATAATATTCTGTCAAGTGTATTATTTTTTAAATCATTTAATGTAAATATTTTTTCATAACTCCACCCATACATATCTTTGTATTCATCAATTAAGTTGAAGTGATTTATTTCATATGTTAATATATTTTCAGTAAAATATAACCTTAAAAATAATGATTTTTTATTATCATTAATATTAAAATAATTTTTAGATAATTCATACATATACCCACTTATATATACATCATATTTATCATTTAATATATTTGATATTTCATTTAATTCATCTATATTGTTTATTTTAATAATGAAAGAATCATATGGGTAATTTTCATGTAATTTACTTTCTAGTAATCTTTTATTTTTTTTAGGTGAATATACTGGTCTAAATCTACCATGTAAAATAATATCTGATATTTCGTTAATTGATGTAGTGTTTAATAGTAAACCCGGAAATCTATCTATTTCTAGATTATAATATGTATTAAATCCTAAATAAAAATAATTATTATTTTTACTTATATATAAATAGTAATCTTCATTTTCAGTAGTTTCATCTATACCATTATTTAAAATCCATTCATATGCGTCTTCACCATCTTCTTGTTCACCATTATTTTTTCTCCAATTTACTGGTTTAAATGTATCTAGTATAAATGACATGAAATAAATACATTTTTCTTTATTTTCTTCTAATATATTTATATCATTTGTGAAGAATTTAATATATAAATCATTATATATTTTAAAGTATTCACTATTTTTTATTAATTCACTATATTCCATTATTTGAATTTATTTTATAAACTATATATAAAATAAAAAAGAGGAATTTTTATTAAATTCCTCTTTTTTATTATAAAAATTATAAATTATTCATCCATTTCACCGAAGAAATCATCAATATCATCAGTACTATCATCAAACGAATCTTCTACGCTATCATCAGTTGATGATGTGGATTTTGATGTTTTCCCAATTTTATCTTTTGCATTTGTGAATTCTTTACCTGATAAAATTTGAATGATCCTATCCACTTTTTCTTTGTCTTCATCAGTCCAAGGTTTTGGCTCATTATCTGATAAATTAACTCCTTCTGGTCTATTTGATAAAAATTCAAATACTTTTTTCTGAACTTTTGGATTAGTAATAACATTTTTGTTTTTATCATCACTCCATTCAGTTGGTACAGGAATAAATTTTCTTTTTTCTTCATCCCATATTTTTAAAGGTGATACATCTCTAAAAATAGAACTGTCGTAATTGTTAAATCCACCAATTTCTTTAACGATTAATCTAAAATCTTTACCGTTTGCTGGATCAAAAACATTACATTTCTTACCATCTGAATTTTCACCTGTTCTTTCAAGATTAATTTTTTCTTTTAGTTTATATCCATATGGAAATACTAAAATCTTACCCTCTAATTCTGGTTGTTGTTCATCTTCAATTACTAAAATATAAGAGTAATATTTAGATGTTCTACCAATAAGTTCTGCTCTTTCTACTTCTGCTTGATTCTTAGAATTTCTAAGTTTCCAATACAGTGTAGTTAATGGGCATTTTTCACCAAAATTAATTAATGAGTCATAATAACCTTGTAGATCTGGATAATCTGGTAGTTTTGCATAATGTACGTGTTTTTCGATTGCTGATGGACCTAGTGTCATATCATCTAGTACATTAGGTAGAAATCTGATAGTGGCAATGTAACCTTTTGATTTATCTTTTGCCATTTTTGGATCTGGTCTATAAATACCATCTCTGTTTGTTCCTTTTTTCTCTAGGAAATCCATGGTTGCATCATCTGCTTCCATGTCAAATAAATTAACAACATTTTTTTCTGACATAACCTTAATGATTATTTTTTTTTCATTTAAGGGTACATACAGGTATGAATGATTAAGTTTTTTAATGACTTTCAATAACTTTTAATGCCTTTCAATAACTTTTAATGCCTTTCAATGCCTTTAAATACCTTTAAATGTTGTATTTGTTATATTTTCATATAACATATTATATATATTAAAATTTAAAATTAGTTTTAATTTCATTTAACTTTTTTTGAATATTTTCATTATATTTTATTCTAACTAATTTTAAATTATTATTTTTGCAGTAATTTGTTTTAATTTCATCTCTTATTTTTCGAATTTTCAAATTTTTATCATCCTTTTCAAATTTGTATTTCTCAAAATGTTGCTTTCCATCATACTCTATACAAATATTATAATCAGGTAAATAAAAATCAAATTTTAGTGATTTTATATATTTACAATCATTAAATATAAATTGACATTCATATTTTATATTATTAATATCTAAATATTTTCTTATTTCTTCTTCTCCTTTACTAAAATTGCATATTGGACAACCTTGTCCTAATATATGATTTTTTGGTGTTTGTTTAAAAACACCGTGTTTTTGACAAATAATCTTTACCTTTTTTTGATACCCTGTATATTTTACTAATGAATAATCATATTTATAATTATGGATTTCATTAAATTTAATAATTATATCATCTGTTGTTTTTTTATTGTTACCATAACATTTTGGGCAACCACTTCCACTTAGATGACTATATGGTGTCTGTTCAAAAACACCATGTTCTTTGCATATTATTTTAATTTTTGTTTTATTATTTTTATAATCAACTAATGAATAGTCATATACATCATTATGTACATAATTAAATTCATTTATTATTAAAGTATTACTCTTTTTATGATTACCGTAACATTTTGGACAACCTTTACCTTTTAAATGATTAGATGGTGTTTGTTCAAAAACACCATGTTTTTTGCAAATTATTTTAACTTTTGTATGAGAATTAATATATTCTACTAATGAATAATTATATGTGTTATCGTGTATATTATTAAATTCTTCTATTATATTAATAATAGATTTTTTATTTTTATCTATTTTACATTTTGGACAACCTTGTCCAGATAAGTGATTATTTGGTCTTTGTACGAAAACACCATGTTCTTTGCAAATTATTTTAACTTTTGTATAGGAATTAATATATTCTACCAATGAATAGTCATAAATATTATTATGAATTTTATATGATTTATTTTTGAATATTTCATTTTTAATCTTCTTCATCTATATCTTTCTTAATTAAAAACTGTTTTAATTCATGTAATAATATTAATTTTTGTTTGTCACTATCGTTTTTTGCACTATCAAATATTTTTGTTTTTATCATATACATAAAAGATTCATATACTAAGTCATTAATATCTAAATATAAAATTTCTTCATCTGTTAATGTTCTTAATATTTTTTCACTAGAGTTTAAAAAATCTACACAAAAATTATTATAATCGTATTCAAAATTAAAATCTATTTCAGATAAATATTTATTTACTAATTGTCTTGATTGATCAATTTTATCAAATTCATCTATAAATGATTCTTTTAGGTTTTCAATAAATGATGAAACTATCTTATCTTTATCCATAATATTTTATTTTATTTTATATATTATATATTAATTATTATCGGTTTTAATAGTTATGTTTGTTGTAATTTTATTAATAGTTAATCTTGGAGTAATTGATAAGTTTATTGAATTATTATTATTATATGATAAATTAAAATCAATTCCATATTCATCACATAATTCTGATATTTTATATTGTATAGTATACAATTTTCTTAAAAATTTTGTTTTTTTAAGTTTTTCTAAATTATTCATTAATCAATTTTTAATATTTTATATATACATTAAAATATTAAAGTTTATATTTATGTCTAATAAAAAAAATGCAGTAAAATTATTATCAAAGATTGATAGTATAGATAATTATGTTATATTGTATACTGAATTTGATGGTTTTTTTGATATTGGTGATAGGTTATATATAATGGCTATCGATACATCTAGTGATGAATACCAGTATTTAGATAGTATTAATAACTATAATAGTACTAGTGATAAAATGGGATTTGTAGTACTAGATAAAATAAGGAATTCTATAAAAATAAATAGAAAATATAATGAATTTACTAAAAATATAAATAGTATAAATTCAGATTGTTATATTAGTACAGTTTATATTAAAAATTCGAGTATTAAAACCGGTTATATAAATGCATCATTATTAAATAATGTAATGCTAGATACAACCGAAAATAATAAATTACGTATTATTCAATGTGTATTAGCTAAATTAAATGGTAGTGTTATAAATAATACTATATTAGAAAAGAAATATAATAAAAAAGATTTAATATTAAAAACAGAAATAATTGATAACAAAGTAGAGTCATATTATACATATAATAATTATGATAACGGTTTAACTATTATAAATTTAAGTGATAATAGATTAGATATAAATGGCACAGATATATATGACGGAATTATAAATAATTGTGATATATACACCGATACTTCAATTAGCAATTTACCGAATCCTAATAATTTATTAGGGCACTGGTCATTAGATGAATTGGATGGTAAAATAATTTCCGGTAATTTAAATAAAAATATAGTATTAAATAGTGGTAATATTTTAGTAGATGGTATATCTAATAATGGTATATTTAGATCTCTACCATTAGATGAATCAGGTATAGGTGTTTTAAATGGTATCAATTTAGAAAATAGTAATACGTTTTCGATTTCTATTTGGTTTAAATTAGAAAGATATAATGGATATGATATTTCATTATATACTACTTCTGTTTTGTGTTTCAGAAACAATGATTATAAATTTGGTATTTATATAGATAGCCCTGGTGATTCTCCAATTTTAAATTTTGGTATTACTGATAATAACGAATTATTAAATATTGAATTTGGTATAGAATATGGTAAGTGGTATCATTGTGTTTTTGTTAATGATAGTGGATTAATAAAACAGTATATAAATAATGAGTTAAAATCAGAATTAAATAATACTATAAATTATAGTGGCATTTTTGATATGTTAATTGGGTATAGTATGAATATACCAAGAGAAAAATTTTCATCTCCATTTAGGGGAATAATTGATGAAATAAGAGTATATGATAAAGTATTAACTGATGATGAAATAAAATCGTTATATGATAATCCAGGTGGTGATTTCTCATTAAAAAAATATATCCATAGTGGATTATTAAATAATTGTAATATTGATAATGGTTATATCGTAAAAGGTGGTACTTTTAATAATTGTACAGTTAGTGATTTAACAAAATGGGAATATGGTAAATGGGTAAATAGTTATAATGAGATAGAAAACAATCCATTTAAATCTAATGTATGGGAAGATGGAATATGGGAAGGTGGTAGATTCCCAGATATATTATGGAAAAATGGTAGATTTATAAGTGGTACATTCAATGGTATCTGGGATGATGGTGTATTTATAAATGGTACATTCAAGGATTCTAATTGGAATAATGGTATATTTAATAATGGTCTATTTGAAAATTCTAACTGGTCAGGTGGTACGTTTAATAATGGAACTTTTGAAAATTCTAATTGGTCAGGTGGTACGTTTAATAATGGAACTTTTGAAAATTCTGACTGGTATGGTGGTACTTTTCACGGTGGCCAATTTGAAAATTCTAAATGGTATGATGGTACGTTTAATAATGGAACTTTTAAAGAATCTGACTGGTCAGGTGGTACGTTTAATAATGGAACTTTTGAAAAATCTGACTGGTATAATGGCACTTTTCATGGTGGTCAATTTATAAACAATTCTAAATGGTATGATGGTAAATTTTATCATGGTTCTATATTCAGTTCTGATTGGTATGGGGGTGAAATGCATTACGGTACATCAAATGGTATAAATTGGTATAATGGTATATGGTACGATGGTATAGTTAATGATATCGAGTGGCATAATGGTATTTGGTATGGTGGTGTATTTAACTATGGTAATTTTCGAAATGGTGAATGGTATGGTGGTTCTTTTAACGGTGGTTATTTTGGAGTAAGAGATAGTAGTGGTAATAGGGAAGAACCTTACCCAATCTGGTACAATGGTGAATTTTACTATGGTCAGTTTAATGGAATTTGGTCAGGTGGTACTTTTTATATAGGTGATTTAAAAGAAGGTGAAAATTTAATCCCCAATTCATATTATATCGGGTATCCATATGTACAATATAATAAAAAAATAATAGAAAACGATAATAGATATAACAAAAAAATACCTAAACTTAGAAGGTTTTAAAAAATAAATAAAAAATATGGATAAAATAACTAACTTCTTTAAAATAGTATGGAAATTTTTAAATAGTAAAATATTTCTATATTTGGTTTTAATATTAATTGGGGCATTCTTATTTAATATGTATACAAATAATGAAGATTTAAAATTAAAAAATATAAAAAGTGAACAAAATATATCAGCATTATCTGATTCTTTAACTACGTATATAACAAAGTATAATAGACTAAATTCTACTATACCTGGATTTTTATCCACTGAAAAAGAATTAAAAGATTTAAATAGATCATTATATGATGAAATAAAAAAACAGAATGGTAATGTATTATCATTAAACAGAACTGTATTGAGACTAAAAAAAGATAGTACTGATCTATCAAATAGAATAACATCAATATTAGGTGCACCTTACCAATTAAATGATAGTACTTATTCTATGAATTGGTTATTTATAGATAATGAGTATGGTGATAAATTTGGCGGTGTTACAACAGTTGGATTAAATATAAAGGATAGAACATTATTATTTAATAATGCTAATATTGATAGTAAATTTTTATTTAATTCAATTGAATTGAAACATATTAGTAGTAAATTGACTAGTCAAGAAATTAATATTGATTTAATATTTGGACAAAAAATAGTAGATGATAAATTAATGATATTCGCAGAAACCAATAGAAAAGATATTAATTTTACAAATATGGATGGTTTTTTTATAGATCCAAATAATAATGATTATATTAAAAGTTTAATTAAAAGAAGACAGTGGTTTCCTGGTACATTTTCAATTGGTGTTGGTGCAACCGCTGGATATGATATACTGCATGCCAGACCAGCATTAACAATTGGTATTACTGGACAATATACAATATTTCAGTGGTAAAAAATGATATTATTATTTTAATATATAATATATCAAAAAATGACATTATTATTTTAATATATAATAAAAAATAAATTAATTAAATATGAATAATTTACACGAATACAACGATTTTAAGAATATGAAAACATCTACAGTAGAATCTGTAAATGAAAGTGCTCAACTTTTTGGTGATGGTAATTGGAAAGTTAGAAGTAGAATTGAAATACCACAATCACTAATAAATTCTTATATCAAAAAGGTAAAGGACGAAACAGGTGAAAATGTTAGAGCTAAATGGTCTGATCAGGAATTAGCGGAAGAAATTGCTAATTATGTTACAACTGCTTTTATGACAATTGAAAATTTACCAACATCTATTACTACTAGTGTTAAATCTGAACCAACTATACAATCAGAGGAAGATATGCCAGTACAAACACAAGTAGAAGATGAAATTCAAACAGAAGGTCAACCACAAAGTCAAGTACAAGGTCAACCACAAAGTCAAGTACAAGGTCAACCACAAAGTCAAGTACAAGGTCAACCACAAAGTCAAGTACAAGGTCAACCACAAGGTCAACCAGCACAAACTACTGCTCAGGTAGTACCACAAAGAGAAACACCAACCGCTGAAATTTAATTTTATTTAATAATGATAAAAGGGGGATGATAATAATAATTATCATCCTTTTTTTTATTTTTTAATATTTAAAATTATATATATACATTAAACATAAATTAATAATATGGAAAAACCAAAAGTAGTTCATTTTTCTGAAGACTTCACATTAGAAAATATATTAGAGTATTTAAAAAATAAGAATGATATATTATATTATACTCGTACACTTAATGATAATAAAGAATTTCACATAATCAAATATAATGAAAATGCATTCTTTGAGATTGATAAATTACAATCAGGATTATTTGATTTTTATAAGAAAAATAAAACAATATTGCCTTTTTTGAAAAGGTTAAAAACTAAAGGTAATTCAAATTTTATTATAATTGAAAATATTAATTTAGATTTTATTAATAAATTAAAAAATGATTTAAATAACGTTTTAAAAAAATGATTTTAAACAAAAATATAAAAGTTAAAATAATTAACCATAATATGGAACATTATAAAACACTAGGATATGAAGTTAAATATGGTGACATAATAGATGTTAATGTAAATGATTTGTCAATAGGGTCACATATAAAAATAGATGCTAAGTGTGAAAAATGTAATAATGTATTTAGTAGAAAGTATCAAGATTATATAAAAATTACAAAAAATAAAACAATAAAATATTATTGTCAATTATGTGTTAAGTCAGAAAGAACAGAGAAAACAAATTTAAAAAAATATGGAGTTAAAAACGTATCACAATCTATTATAATTAAAAATAAAAAAATTGAAACTAATTTAAAAAATTGGGGAACAGAAAATGTTTTTCAAAATGAACATATTAAAGATAAAATTAAAAAAACGTGTAAAAATAAATATGGTGATGAATATCCTAATAAATCAAATATTATAAAAAACAAATCGTTATTAACTAGAGTTAAAAATGGTAAACAAATAAATCCAAATTATTATAAACCTTATATTTTATATAGAAAAAATGTATTATCAATTACAAGAATATATAAAAAATGTTTATTTGATAAATGGGATGGTAATGATTTTTATGATAATGAATATATTAAACAAAATTTAGATTTACACCCAAATGATAAAAATTATCCAACAATAGATCATAAAATATCTGTATATAACGGTTTTATAAATAATATAGATTATAAAATAATTGGTAATATAGATAATTTATGTATAACTAAAAGAAAAATAAATTCATCAAAACAAAATAAAAATTATGATAATTACAAAAATAAATTAAAACAAAATGATAAAGAAATTTAATCAATATATTAAAGAAGAAGCATCACCTAAAATACCAAATAATGTAGATTATTGGATTAATAAATTAGGTAAAGATGGTAAAGATGTTATGATATATACTCACGATGATTTAGATGGTATTTTTTCGGCAATTGCAATTAAAAAATATTTAATAAGTAAAGGATTTAATATTATTGGTTATGGTGTTGTTAATTACCAGGAAGGGTGGAAAGTCATTGATATTAAAAAGAATGTAATTAATATTGCCGTTGATTTTGCAGAGTATCATCCAGACATTGATGTTTATATTGATCATCATGGTGATTTTTTAGAAGGTGAAAATATTAAAAAACAATCTGCAATAAAAACAAAAACTGGTTCTGCATATGAAGGTATTATGGATGTTTTAGGATTACCTGTTGATTCAGTTATATTGGATGTTATTGATATGGTAGATTCTGCAAAATATGATGATTATGGAGTTAAATGGGAAGATTTAATAGATTTTAATGTTTCTGATATTATAAAAAAACCAAATGCTAAATTATTATTTGCAGGTGCATTTAATCAATTAATAAAAAGAGGTGATTTTAAAACAATAATAGAAGTTATACATAATTCTACAGAACCATCAATTTATCAAATATTTAATTTATTTAAGATATTATATCCGTTAAATAATATAAATAAATTTAACCAACCTATGGATTTTGTATCAAGTTCTAAATGGAGAATGGATCAAGTTAAAAAAAGAACAGGTGGTATATCTAATAAAAAAGAAGTTATTAATAGTTTAAGGGATTTTATTGATAAATATGTAGTAAAAATAATAGACACAAAAACAAATAAACCAATGAATATAATAAAATTAGATGGATACGTAGTAATTGGTGAATTAGTATTTGTAGGAACTGGAACATGGGCTAATGCAATTAGAGCAAGATCTATAATACAACGCGATATAAATAGTGGTAAATTACCAAAAGAAGCAAAAAATATTAAATGGATAATGTTACAATATGGTGATACTTTACAAATTGTAAGTATGAACAAAATAGAAGAGTATGATGATGGTGATTTACCAAAAACAAAAGAAGGTAAACCAATTAACGACTTAAAAAAATATTGTGTTGATGTATTGAATAAAATGAAAATAAATTTAAATTTTGATAATAGTAATACAATAGCAGGTGGACACAAAGGAATAGGGTCAATTAGTAATATAGGAGTTAGTAAATATATTGATAACCCGTCATCAAATTTTAATGGAATAAAATATATTGATATAATAAAAAATTATATTATACATAATTTATCTAAAGTTCCTTGGTCATTGGGATTATCTTGGGAAAATCCAATCGAAAAAGATAATGACGTATTTGTAGAAACACCAATTGATGCAAGAGTTATGTATATTAACCAAATAAAACAAGTTGATATAAAAAAATCAAAAAATATATATTATCCGTCAGATTACGAGGAAAAGGATTCAATACAAGATATGATTAAAAAAGAAAAAAAATTAAAAGAGTTACAAAAACAAGTACCTATTTATACTTCTACTGAAAACATCAATAATATAGAAAACGTTGAAAATGATGTATTAGTAGAAAAAATTAACAACATTGTACAAAAAATTATATTATAATTATGTTTTTTAATAATAATGATTCACTTGATAGATATTTAAAAATAAATAATACAACCCCCCCTAAATACAGAATAGGTGATATAGTATATTTTCATAAAATACCATTAAGAACATATATAATGGATACGGAAGAATTAGAAGAAATAAATAAACACAGTGGATTAAAATTTAAGGTAGTTGAAAAATTATATTTAAGTTTTAGAAAAAAATGGTTATCATTAATACTATTAATAGACGAAAAATTTTTATTAAATAAACCTACAAATTTTAGTTTTGATGCTTATGTTGATGATGATGACATTTTTAAAATTATTGGATATGAACCAAAAAAAAGAAATAAAAGAGTATTGGAAAATAATATATGGTATCCTTATAGATTTAAAACAGAAGAAGAAATGATAAAAGATTATGGTGAAAATTGGAGAGAAGAATCAACTAATATGATAGTGTCTTGGGATGACGATGTTGCAGAATATAGTCAAATGGATAAAATGTTAGGTACGGTTTTTCCTTATACTGAAGAAGAATTAAATTTACCATATTACGAAGATAAAAGAGCAATTTTAAGGATATATCAATTTGGTAATGATGTTTGGTCAATTGGGTGGTGGATGTTAACAAATAATAAAAAAATAAATAAAAAACCTACATATATACCTAAAAATACACGTAGAATTATAGAAAATAATAGTAATAGTTATGATATCTTTGTATTTGTTTCAAATAATGATATAGAATCCAAAGAAATACAATTGAATCTATATAAACACGGATTTAGTTGGGGTATTGATATAAGAGATGAAGACGGTGTTAGGTATTTTAACAACGATAAAGTGTATTTGTTTGCTGAAACTTTTAATATGGAAATACAATATTTATCTGAAAAGGATGTTAGATCATTAAAGGGTAATATAAATAGTTATATTGAACAATGTATTTCAGAAGGTGAAAAAATATTACCAAGAATTTTTAATCACAATGATTCAAAATATATTGAATGTATAATAAAACATGGTAGACCAAGCCCAATATATACTCCTAAAAAAACAAATAAAAGATTATTAGAAAAAAAAGAAAATATATTGTATATATTTGATTTTGATGATACTTTATTTTATAGCGACTCATTTCAAGATAATATTAAACTTTTAATAAATGAAAAAATAAGACCAATTGATATTCTAAATAAATCTTTAAGTGATATAGGTGCAAGTATAAAAGATTTAAAATATGATAATGGTAGAGTTTATATTGACGTTATAGATAATAATATTATAATACCTATTAATTCAGATTGGGTTAGAAAAAAGGAAAGATTATATTTAAAACAGCCAGATTTGTATTATTTAACAGATGAGGGATTACCAAATAATCCAAATAATAAAATTATAGAATTATATAAATCAGTTGAAAATAAATCAATTGTAACTGCTAGAAAAGAAAAATTATTACATACTGTTGAAAAGACATTAGATAAATATGGGTTAGAACAACCAAATTATGGTATTTTTATGTATCCAAATAGAACAAATAAATTACCTTATGAATGGAAATCTGATAAAATATTAGAATTATATAATACTGGTAATTTTGATAAAATTTATTATTATGATGATAATATTAAATTATTAAAGAAGATTAAAAAACGATTATTAAATACCAATATTGATATAACTTATTATAAAGTTATGAAAGACAAATATAGATCAATTAATAATGATTAATAAAGAAACCAATAATTTTTATTCATTTTTAGTGTGTTACTTAAAAATTTAGATTTTTCTTTATTATAAAAAACATCACTTTTTGAGAATTCAATTAAATCCTTTGATAATTTTTTAAGAATATAACGTCTGTTATTATCATTTTTAAAATCTAGAATATCGACATACTGTCTATTTCTTTCAATTTTATATGGTAATAGTATTCTATTTAACTTATATTTGAAATAATTTAACTTTTCAAATACATAACCTGTTCTACTTTGAAATAGTACTGAATATTGTGATTCATGTATTTCCTTACATACAAATAATAATTCAAACCTAACCTTACCATCGTCTATTAAATCAACTTTTAATGTCAATTTTAAATACTTATCCATTTCATTATATTTAATTACAAATATATGAAATAAATTTAAAATAATCAAATTATTTTCTAGATGCGATTAACATTCTTCTAATTAATTCTTCTACAGATATATTTTTTAAATCTATATCATCAACAATAAATGCATCTTCCAAGACAGACATAATAATTGGTATTGATATACTTCTTTTTCTTTTAATTGGTTTTTTAAGTATTGGTTTATCTATATCACTCATGATGTCATCATTATCGTCACTTGTGGGTTTATCGGTTTTTGTTTGTTCTTTATAGTATTCTATTCCTTTATTATCATTTAGATCATTTACAATTAATTTAAATATATTATTAATATCATTATTAAATGGTATATTTATACCACTTTCTATACCTTTAACTGGTTTTGTATTATAATGTATTTTGTCGTTTTTTACAATAACATCAATAACTAAATCATTTTTATTACCAGTATGGATTTTAATACTTCTTCCTCTATCATAATCAGATTTAAATCCATTTGGTAATTTAATTTCTTTTATTATTTTTTCTTGTAAACTATCTAAATATTTTATATATTCTGGTCTAGGTAATTTACCTTCACCTAACCATTCTAACATTTTAAATTCGCTAAAATTATTTATTCTCATCGTTATTTTGTTTTTTTCCAAATATAATAATCACCATAATCAGATTGGTACTTATAATTTGTTATAGATGATATATAATCTATTACATCACTATCTAATAATAATTTTGATATTGATTCTTTTAATGATGGTTTATCTATGAATGTAATTGGTTTTATTTTAATATTCATAAATTCAACATAGTCAGGTAAATTAGAATAAATTCCATTTGATATAAACTTAATAATGTTATTAGTTATTTTGTGTATTTGTTCTTTTGATAAAATTAAAACATCAAATGTTATTCTATTATTTGTTATATCTTTTGTAAAATCAGTTACTGTATATGTACAATATTTAGGATTCTTACTAGATATATATTCTTTTCTTGTTTTAAAATAATCAGAAATAATATCCATATCATTATCAGAGTATTCAACATTATTATATAATATATCTATCGGTATATCATATAATTTTACTGATTCGTTTAAAAATTTATCATATTTTACTATTTTTCTTTCTGTCATACTTTTCATATCTATTTCCGATATCCTATCTAATATTATATCGTTAAATAATTTTCTAACATAAGAATCATAATCTTCATCCTCATTAAATAAATTTCTACCTACATAATGTATATCTTTTAATAATATATTAAATATCCTACTTGGTTTAAAATATTTTTTAATATCATATATAGATACACCTTCCCTTAAATATCTATCAATTAAATTGTTTATAGATTCTATTATATCATTTTTTGCTTTTAATTCTAATTCTTTTGTTAATGGCATAATTATGATTTTTTTTATAAATGTATATATAAAAAAAATAAAATGAAAAATATATGATGTTTTCTATTTAAATATATGGTGAATTTAATAATGTAATAGTATGTGCTATTAGAGATTTCAATGATGATATATTTACTGATATGGGGTTTCATATAATAAGATACACTGAACCAAATACTAATTATATTAAAAATAATTATAAAATTAATTATACTAAGAATAAGAAATTAAAAAATATATTAGAAATAAATGATTCAGGGTATATTGTATATAAATATGTAAACAATAATTAAAATCTATTATATAATTATAAAAATATTATATTATTTATGGATGATAGAGAAAAAAGACAAAAAATAAACGAGTTAAAGAAATTAATAGAACAAAAAAAAGGTGAAAAGGATTATTATAAGGCAATGCAGTTGGCGTTAAAACTCGTCATAAATGGAACTTACGGGGCCTTCGCTAATAAATATTTTGTTTGTTCTAATGCCGATATTGCAAACTCTATTACTGCTCATGGTAGGGATGTTAATCAATATATGATGGAAAGAATTGAAAAATATTTTTACGAGAAGTGGCATAATGATAAAGATATACATAGTAAATTAGGTGTAGAATATATAGGTATATTAAATGGTAAATATACATCCTTTTCTATGGATTTTAAACAACTAGATTATGGGTATGACACTTTAGAAAATTTATTAAAACACAAAACAATAAATTTAAATGAATTAGAAGAATATAAATTTGAACATGATGATATTCAGATTATATATCAATATAATTTATGGAATTTTGATAATGTAAACCCATTAGATGATAATCCTATTTGGGGAGAATTAGAAGGTAGAGAAAAATATGATGGTGATAACCAGATAGTTGTATATGGAGATACTGATAGTTTGTACGTTACAATGTCTCCTATAATGAATTCTGTTGGATTTGATTATAGTGATGATGAGAGAATAACTAAAAATTTAATATTACATATTGACCAAGTACATGTAAAAGATTTGTTCAAGAGATTTTTGGATGACTATGCAGAACAATTCTATGTTAAAAACTTACATGAATTTGAGTTGGAAACAATCAGTAAATCTGCATTATTTTTAAAGAAAAAACATTATCTAAATAATATAGTTTATGAAGATGGTGTTCATTATGATTCTTTATCATATTTTTACCCTAAAGGTATTGAAATTATTAGATCATCTACTCCACCATTTGTAAGAAGAAATATTTATAGAGTGATAAATTATTTATTTTCTGACCCTGATAATATTAACATTTATGATGTCTTAAAAATAGTAAAACAAATTAGGAAAGAATTTGAGTTAGCAGATATAGAAGATATTAGTATGACTACAAGTTGTACTAATTATGACGATAAAGTATTAGATGATACTACTGGTGTAAACGTACAGAAAGGTACTCATTTTGGTGTGAAGGCTGCGTGTTTTCATAATTATCTACTTAATAAGAATAGTGAATATAAGACTAAATATGACATGGTTAAATCAGGTAGGATCAAATATTATTATTGTAAACATAGTGTAAATAATGTTTTTGGATATTTGAGAAGTTTTCACCCAACTGAAATTGTAGAAAAAGAAAAAATTATGATAGATATAGATGAACAATTTGATAAAACATTTCTTACAATAGTAAATAAATTTATAGAGCCACTAGGATTACCGCCTATTAATAAAAGGTTAAGTGTATTGACGAGTTTATTTAATTTTTAACAAAAAAAGAGGGATTATTCCCTCTTTTTTTAAAATTCTGTTATTAGTCTTATCTTACTAGTCTTATTATAATCATAATTATCTAAATTGTTGTAGGAGTAAGGATCATGTCCTGGTTTAATATCGTCTGTATAAATTCTGTAACCTACTCTAAAAAGATCTGGTTCGGGTGTATCACTTGTCCAGTAGTAACCATATAGATCTAGTTTATGGTAGTTATCATTAACACTACTTAATGTATTATTTATTAAAATTAACATTTTTAATTGTGGTATATTAGGAGTGAACCAATATTTATCTTCTCTAGTTCTATCATCTTTTATATGATTTCTTATACTGTCATTATAAAATACATAATCACCATTGGATTTTTTTCTATCATAGTTAGCAAACATCTATGTACCAAAAGTATTATGACTATAATCGCCATACTGTTTATAGAAAAAATCACTCCATCCTTTATTATTTTCATCTTCGTTCCATGCAATTAATCCTGTTTGATCAGGATAAAAACCATCAACTTTAAAAATAGTACCACCGTGTAATTCATCACCTACTTTATAACCGGTTTCAAATGTTATATTATCACTGTATGTTGTTCCGCCTTCATTAATGGCAACTAGTCTATAGTTATATGTTGATTGTGAATTAAGACCTGTTAAATTAGTACTAACACCCACCGTTGTATTACCAGTTTTATTTGAAATATTAATAGTGTTACCATATGATGTAGATAATCCATATTCAAAGTATAGTGATGTAGTTCCACCGTTAGGATTAACTTCACCATTTAATGTGACAGTTGTACCTGTTGCATTTGTTGCTGCTTTAATATTAACAATTGGTTGTTCAGGTATAAATTTATTTACAACTATATCACTTTCTATTTTAGTACATTCGTTATTATCCATTACAGTAATACTATGTGTACCATCTTTTACGTTTAAAGTATTATTATCTTTAAATTGGTCATTATTTAGTCTGTATTTATATGGTGATGTTCCACCGTTTGCATCGATTGTGATGGTACCGTTTTGTTCAGTTGTTGTTGGGTGTGTTACATTGTAAGTAAATGATAAGATAGTCGGTTCAGTGATGTCTATATTGTCATTAATCGATACTCCATTACTACTCTTAACCCATACTGTATATTGTCCTTTAGTTAAACCATTAAAAATATTATTATCTTGGTAATTACCGTCATTTAATTTGTATTGATATTCTCCATTTTCACCAGTAGCAGTTATTGTAATTTTACCATCACTTCCACCAAAACACATTACATCTGTTTTTTCTAATAACATAGTTAATTCACTTGGTTGATAAATAATTAGTTTTTCTGTTTTTTCTCTACCTAATGAATCAACTACTTTAATATTATAATCACCGCCACTTAATTTATCAAATGTATATGTATATTCATTAATATTTTCATATTTAGTATCGTTTATATGGTATTCGAATGGTTTATAACCAGATTCTACAGTAATTGTGATATTACCATCTTCTCCTCCATATGTAGTAACAGAAGGGGTTTATGAACAGTTAGGAAAAATCTAACAAAATCTACAACTTTTTAATAAAATTTAACAATAAATTAATATAAAAATCGTGATTTTGAAAAATTAAAAAGTATATATATGAAAAAGAGTAATAATAAAATTATGGAAAATTTAAAAAGTAAATCATTAAAAGTTGTTCGTGTAGAAAAACACGAATTTGAACTTGATAATGGTGACATATATCCATTTCCATTTGAATTAGATTTAGATGAAGATATATCAATCGAAGAATTTCAAAGTATTTTGAATTCATCAAAGGATATTATCTTAAAAATACTTGAACAAACGAAATGAGTAAATTACTAACCATTGAACAAACATCACGTATATTAAATGTGTCTCAAAATACACTAAGAATTTGGGATAATAAAGGTATTAATATTTTACCAATTAAAACAAAAGGTGGTCATAGGCGTTACCGTGAAGATGATGTGATGAAATTCATTGGTGAATTTAATGAAGAAATTGAAGTTGATAATATAATCGTAACATATAGTCGTGTTAGTTCACATGAACAAAAAACAAAAGGTGATTTAGACAGACAATCACAAAGATTGAGCGAGTATTGTGCTAAAAAGAAATATATGGTCGGATATATAATAAAAGATGTTGGCTCTGGTTTATCCGATTCGAGAACAGGTTTTGTGAAGTTAGTAAGTTTAGTTATTAAAAAAAAGATAAACAAAGTCGTTATTGAAAATAAAGATAGACTTACACGATTCCAATTCAATTTAATTAAAACATTTTTTAATAGTTATGATGTTGAAATTGAATGTATTGAAAATAACAATATATCTGATGTTGAAGAATTCGCAAATGATGTCATGACACTTATGGCAAGTTTTAGTGGTAAATTATATGGTCGTAGGTCAGCAAAACGTAAGAAAGAATTAAAAGAACAGAAATTAAAACAAAACAATGAAAATAATTAGGTCAACTAAATGTAGTTTAAAATTTTCTACCGAAAAGAAAATTGAAGATTTAAAAACAATTCTATCTGAATATGGTAGAGTTGTTAATATCTTCATTAACTACTTTTGGAATAATCCTAATGAAATGAGTAAAACAAAACTACTTAAACCTATTGTTGATATCCCTGAAACATGGATATCCGCCCGATTAAGAAAGGTTGCTGCAAGAGAAGCAATTGATATGGTGTTGGCAACAAGAGAACGTTGGAAGAACAATCCAACTAAAATGAAAATACCAGTTCATAAAGGTCGGAGAATGTATGTTAGTTGTACCATTGCTGATTTAATACCGTCAAAACAAACTAAACAATTCGATGCGTGGTTACATCTTGCAAGCATTGGTAATAAGATGATAATGGATTTACCTATTAAATATCACAAACATTTTAATAATTATAATAATTTCGGTAAACGATTAAACTCGTATCTAATCACCAAAGATTATGTTCAATTCAGTTTTGAGTTAATTATTGAATCAAAAAAAGAAGGTACTAAAATAGTTGGTATAGATACTGGTATTAATGCATTAGCGAGTACATCAACAGGTAATCAGTATGGTTTAGATATTAAGGAAAATATTGAGAGAATTAAAAGATGTAAGCATGGTAGTAATGGCCAGAAGAAAGCAAGAAGAGCATTAAAACAAAAAATTGATGAAACTGTTAAAGAATTATTTATAATAGAGAACCCAGATTTAATTGTTGTTGAGCAATTAAAGAATATGGGTCATAAATCAAAAGCCAAACGTCTATTGGCTAAAAGTATTAGACGTTCTATCGGTATTTGGAATTGGAAGTACTGGCTTAAAAGGTTACAAGAACATACTGAATTAAACCGTGTTTCGTTTAGAAGTGTATCACCTTATTATACCAGTCAAACTTGTCCAAAATGTAACCACATCGATAGGGGAAATCGAAATGGTGAGTTGTTCTTATGTCAGAATTGTGGTCACGCTGACAATGCAGATATAAATGCAGGTAAGAACATCTTAAATCGGTTTCTCACGGGGCAATACGGTGTCCGTTACAAAGAAGAAAATTTAATAGAATATACTTAGTTGTAGATTTTGTTATATTTCTTTCAACGGTATAATCAAAAGATACAGATAAATCATCTGGATTTGGTTCATTAATAATAATACTATGTGTAAATTTTTTATCACCATTATCGGTTACTGTAATTTGATAATTATCAGATGGTAAGTTACTAAAAACATATGATGTTTTATTATCCGATGACAAATTAGTAAATAGTTTGTTATCTATCTTATCAGATGTAGATTTTAGTGAATATAGATAACCACCGTTACCGGACTTTACTATTACAGTAATGCTACCATCATTTCCACCAAAAATGGACACATCAGTTGAAGATGTGGTTACATTCAATTCTACAATTAGTTCTTCTGGATCACATGAAAACATCAATAGTGATGTCAATAACATTAATAGGATACGTTTCATAAGTTTATTTTTAAGTTTAATAATATTTTTACAAAAATAAGATATTAATAATTAATATCCAAATTTTTTTCATAAATTTTTATCAAAAAAATAAACTTTTTTTGTTTACTTGTAAATCAGTTAATTATATAGGTGGGTTTCTTGGTATATTAAAATAATTAATTAAGAAATCCCATTCATCAATAGTTAAACCTATTTTTTTAGCTTCTATTCTCATTTTTAATCTATCTATTAAATGTGCAATTAAAACTAATATACCTAAAGAAAACCATACAAACATCAATATTTTTGTAATTATCCATATATTATTTGTTAATTGTATATTATATGGATTTATATTATAAAAGATACCAAGTATAAACATAACACCAAATATAGGTATGATAGAATATCTTAATCCTTTAAACCATATTTTTAATAATATTGTTGTTATAATTGGGCTTTTGTATTGTTTTAACTTTTCATAATAGTCATTTAATTCAATATCATTCATTTTCCTCATTATTATTACTTATTTTGTAGTTTATATATTCTATTGTTGTTTTTTCTGTGCCATTTTTTATAATCTCTTTTCTCTTTAGATATTCTTTTTTCTGATTCTATGTAATTTTTATAACCATTTGTTGTGTAATTACCTGGTATTCTGTACGAATAACAACTGTTCATAATTAACGAAATCATTAATATTATAGAATATTTTAAAAAATTTTTTAACTTCATATTATTATTTATTTTTCATAACTTGATTTAATTTATTTAACCCGATATAATAATCCATAACTCGGCATTTAAGTACTCCTAATGATTGACTATTTATAGCTGATCCACTTGTTTTTTCTAA